TCATCGCCGGCGAAAGCTGACGAAAAACTGGGTAGGTTCCTAATGATCTGCTATATAGCTCATGGACTCCACAACCTAAATTCAAGTTAGGAGTGCGATGAAAAGCCACATAGAGCTCTGGTCATATGCTCTCGATGAACTCGGGAGCAGATGCTCAGTAAGCACCGCAGCGGATCTGGAAACTATCCGCCGGCGTTACGAACACGAGGGCGATAAAGTATTTACTATCGCTCTGCCGGCCTTTTGCAAAGATTTCGAGAGAAGTCTCGCTCTAGGCCACATCCCTGACGACGGTTTTGTCGGGTGGGGTAGGAGAAGTAAGTTTGGCGAAAGCCTCACTGACCGGCTCCTACTTCGCTCGCCGATTCCCGTCGGGAAGCCCCCCAAGTTTCTTGGTGGGTTTCTGGATCGTGTTTTTGATGCAAGCAACGGTGCCCTCTTCGATGCGTACCCGAGCCTTTATACCAAAGGCTCGGATATCGACTCGATTCAAGCCATCCGTCAGTTAACTCTGATGTTTGGCAAGCTCAAGGTCCTTCCGGATCCTGAGCAGATCGAGCGTGCCTTCGACAGGTACATCGAAGTAGACCGCGAGGTCTTGTGGCACGCGGAAGCGATGCAGGAACGCGAGGAAACCCCTCAAATTCTGAAAGAGCTTCGTAGCGTGCTGCACCATGTATTCGGGGACTCCCTGTCCGCGATGGAGAAATCCATCTACGACGGGAACTTGAGTCCCCGTCATGGCCCTGGAGCGACATCTGATAGAAAACTGGGTAACCAGAAGTACTATCAGACGGAGTGGACGGACCGGCTAGAGGAGCTATTCCCTTACGGGGAATACGCTACCGCTAACCGTACGACCGCTTCGTTCGCGTTCCAGAAAGTGACCTGGCTATCCCCAGAACAAGAACGACCCGTCAGGGTTATTGGAGTTCCTAAAACGGCGAAGACACCGCGAATTATCGCTATGGAGCCTGTCTGTATGCAGTATATGCAGCAGGCAGTCTCGGCGGAATTCGTTGAGAAGCTTGAGTCCCGACGTCTCCCAAAGGAGAAGCGGAATAACTTGGCTTCCTACTTCGTGGGCTTTACCGAGCAATGGCCTAACCAGGCTATGGCTCAGATAGGCTCCGAAGATGGTTCGCTTGCTACGCTAGATCTTAGCGATGCGAGCGATCGTGTCTCCAACTGGCTAGTAGAAAACCTCTTCGAGGATTTCCCATGGTTCTCCATGGCAATCCAAGCCTGTAGGTCAACTACAGCCAGCGTACCCGGCCATGAGATTATCTCATTGTCGAAGTACGCGTCTATGGGGAGTGCTCTGACT